AGGTGTTTCATATGCTGGATTGACAACTGCTGTTGGAGTTGGTTTAGTAGGATCAATTGCTAAAGGAGTCCTATTACCTGATCCTCCAGACTATTCTGGATACACTCCTATTTCTCAAGTAGTACAACAACAGAACTCACAGAACATAGCAACAACAGGCAGTGGTGGCAGACAAGCTACTGCTTCCCTAGCTGAAGCTATTAAACGTAGTAAGAAAAGAAAGTTAACACAAGAAGACGTAGGTGATCTAAGCATAGACACTGGGTCATTCGCTAACACAGGGTTACAATTAGCATGATGCAAACTAACAAACGCTACTCAAATATGTGCCGTGATAAACAGCTATTCTTAGATGTAGCATGGGAGAGTGCAGAGCTAACATTACCTTTTATCTTACCTCGTCATGGTGATAGAAACAATCCTTTACCTACACCTTATCAAAGCATAGGAGCTAAAGGCGTTAACAGTCTTAGCTCTAAGTTTCTCCTTACTCTATTCCCACCTAACTCTCCGTTTGTTAAGTTTCAGATAGATGACTTTATGTTAGAAGAGTTACAGCAACAACGTGCTCCAGTAGAGGAAGGACTTAACTCTATGGAGAGAGCCATTAGTAATGAGGTAGAAGCTAAGGCTATGCGTGTACCACTTAATGAATGCTTACGTCACCTAGTTATCACTGGTAACTGTGTACTTCATGTGGGTAAGAAGAATAAGATTAGAGTATTCCACCTGGATCAGTTCTGTGTAAGAAGAGATCCTCAAGGTGAGATGCTGGAGATCATAGTTAAGGAAGAGATGTCTAGGGAATTATACATAGACATCTTTAAGACTTCACCTCCTAAAGAAACTGGAGATGATGCAGACAGTGTTGAGAAAGTACTGGAGTTATACACAGTAGTCAGAAGGAAAGGAGATAAGATTGTAGTACACCAAGAGGTGCACAACATGAAGATCCCTAACACTGACTCAAGTTATCCCTTAGAGAAGAACCCGTGGATGGCCTTAAGGTACAACGCTATTGATGGTGAAGACTACGGTAGAGGATTCGTAGAAGAATACTTAGGAGACCTACGAGCAGCAGAAGGTTTGAACAGGAGCATACTTGAAGGAACTGCAGCGGCAGCCAAGGTGATCTTCCTGGTTAAACCTAATGGTACAACTAAGATGAAGTCTGTGATTGCACCTAACCTATCAGTTAGGCAGGGTAATCCAGATGATGTAGGTGTCATACAAGTACAGAAGTTCAATGACTTCAGGGTAGCCAGAGAAACACTTGAAGCTATTGAACGTAGACTAGCATCTGCCTTCTTATTGTTAGAAGGAATACAAAGGAACGCAGAGAGAGTCACAGCAGAAGAGATTAGAATGATGGCACAGGAGATTGATACCTCAAAGGGAGGAGTATATTCATTACTATCCCATGAGCTACAGCTTCCATTGGTCAAACGAATACAAGCAGGACTAGAGAAAGAAGGTAAACTTCCCACACTACCAGAAGGGACTGTAGAACCTGTTATCATTACAGGCTACGAGGCTCTAGGTAGAGGCAATGATGCTAACAAACTAGCTACCTTTATTCAGACTTTAACTCAAACCTTAGGACCAGAAGTGGTAGCAAAGTATATCAATGTAGGAGACTTTGCTAAGAGAATTGGTGTAGGCTTTGGTATTGATATGAAGGGTTTAGTTAAGTCACAAGAGGAAGTTCAAGAAGAACAACAAGCTCAACAACAAGCCCAGCAACAGGCTGAGATGATGAAAGCTGGAGTACCCAATGCTGTTACACAGGGTGGGGAAATGATGAGAGCACAACAACAAGGAGCACAACAGCAAGATGTCCAATAAAAATACAGAGTCTAAAGACAAGCAGAAAGAAAAGGATAAGAGAGCACGGTCCATTACTAGTAAAGCTGAGTTTAAGAATGTAGAGATTCATAATGAGATCCTTGAGCAACAAGTTGGAGTAAGTACCCCAGGATCAGTACCCTCTACCTTAACTAGGATTCAATTAAGAAACGGAACTATTAAAGCACACTACGGAGAACGACATGGCAGACCAGCTAGTAATACCGACTGAGCAAGCAGATGTAACTGAAGAAGAACGACATAATCAAGAAATGATTGACAAGGTAGAGGCTTATGATGTCCCTACTGAACGTCCAAATTTAGATAATAGTGGTGACAAGTTTCAAGGTGACTATGATAAACTTAAACAAAGCTATGAAGCATTAGAAAGAAAACTACATAGTCCTGAGGAATCTGTGGATGTACAAGATGAACTTGGTATCCCACAAGATGAACCTACTACGGACGGCCCATTTGATATCGCTGCTTTAACTGAAGAGTACACTCAGAATGGATCATTGTCTGACAATAGTTATCAACAGTTGGAAGATGGTGGTATCACTAGGGAAATGGCGAACCAATACATTGCTGGACAGAGAGCCTTAGGAGAACAGATTGGCAATGAGGTTAAGAATAGTGTAGGTGGTTCAGAGAATTATAGTGGAATGGTAGACTGGGCTAAGAGTAATTATAGTCCAGAACAGATCGAAGCTTATGACAATGCTGTTAACTCAGGGAACATAGAGTTTGCTAAGATGGCAGCACAAGGCTTACAAGCTGCATACCAGAACCAGACGGGTATAGAGGGTGATACATATGGTGGTAAACAAGCTGCTCCTGAGGGTTCAGGACACTTATTCCGTAGTAATGCGGAAGTAACTGCTGCTATGAAAGATCCCCGCTATGAAAGTGATCCCGCTTATAGACAAGATGTAAGTGATAGATTAGAAAGGTCTGACCTGTTCAAACAAGGAAGGGCTTAGTTTAGTAGTACGCTATCAAGTATTTAAACAAGTAGACAGAGACGGGCTGCGGTCCATAATCCCTAGTTGAAAGTTAAAGAAAGGTATAGCACTTTATGTTACATACTTTTTATTAATTTTTATTAGGAGAATTATTGTGTCAACTCTTGCCACAAATCCTGCAACAGTTATGACCCGTACAGGTCAAGCTGATTCAACAGGAAGTTCAACCGCATTAATGCTGACTGTTTATGCTGGTGAAGTCTTGACTGCTTTCGAGCAAGCAAGTGTCACTATGGATAAACACGTTATCAGATCCATCAGTTCAGGTGTATCAGTTCAATTTCCATTAGTTTGGAAAGCACCTACCCCTACATATGCTTATGTTAGTGGGGCTGCTACAGCTGCAGGTGTTGAGTTAGTAGGATCTGCAATAAACAAAAACCAGAAGTTAATATCTATTGATGGTCTAATGATTTCTGATTTCTTTGTGAACAACTTGGATGAGGCTATGTCTCACTTTGAGGTACGTTCTATCTATGCTAAAGAAGCTGGTGTAGCTCTAGGTTCACAATGGGATAGGAATGTATTACAACAGGGGGTATTAGGAGCACGATCAGCTGCACTCGTTTCGGGTGGTGATGGTGGTTCTGTTCTAACTAACTCCTCTTATGGAACATCAGGTTCCACTTTGGGTTCAGGACTCTTTGATGCTGCAGAGCAGCTTGATGAGAACAACATACCTGAGAATGATAGGTATATGTTTATCCGTCCTGCTCAGTATTACCTGATGGCAGAGACTACTTCACTTATAAACCGTGACTGGGGTGGAAGTGGAGTATATTCAGAAGGTGAAGTGATGAAGGTAGCAGGGATTCACATTGTTAAAACTAACAATCTCCCTATTACTACCATCAGTGACTCTTCTGGTGTTACAACTCACGAAGGTACTTTTAATACGACTAAAGCATTAGTCATGCACAAGTCAGCAGTTGCCACTGTAAAGCTATTGAATCTAGCTGTGGAAACTGAATATCAAATTAAAAACCAAGGCTGGATCATTGTAGCAAAGTATGCAATGGGACATGGCTTCATTCGACCAGAAGGTTGTGTCGAATTTAAAACCTCTTAAGGGAAAGGATATAAAATATGACTGATATAGCTAATATCCAATCTCTTGCTGTGGCTTCTAATACTGTTACTAATGTAGAGCTGCTACAGTTTACTGGGGAAAATGTTACCATAGGAACAGGCTACGAGCAGATCTGTGGAACGGATGCAGCTGGTCTTCATCCACTAATTGCTGGAGAAGATATTGATGTTGTCTCTTCATCTACTGATGATGATGCTGCTGGTACAGGGGCTAGAACTGTTCTAATCAAATATCTTGATTCTAACTTTGCTAAACAAC